GCTATGCCTGCGATTATCGCAACGCTGTCCAACGGATTGACTGCTGGAAGGGCACGGTTGTATATGCTGGTAAGCAGGATTGGAGTGTAAATGTCAAAATTTGACTTTTCTGGTGATGTGTGATGAACCTACAACAGCTTGTAGACGAAGTGATTGTTGTGCTGGACGACGACAGCAGTGAAATCGTGTCTCGTATTCCTGACTGGATAAATGAGGCAATTGCGACTGCGGTTGAGCGGGCCGAAGTCCCTGGGTTTGGTGTCCTCAAGAGCGTTGACACTGTGGTTGGGCGGGCCTATGCGAGCCTGCCCTCGCAGTGTAGCCGCCTACTTTATGTAGGCGATGGTGATGACGAGCTCACGGTGGTGACGCTCGAAGAGCTGCTGGAGAGGTATCCAGGGATGGACGAAGAAGGTGATGTTGAAGTGGTAGCCGTTGATGGGGCGACGCTGTATTATCAGCCCATTCCTGCGGAAGTGCAGACATTGACTGTGCTGTATAGGCGGAAGCCAGCCACGCTAGTGGAGCCTGACGATGTCCCCGAGGGGATACCTGAAATGCTGCACCGAAAGGTGATTGTGCAGGGTGCAGCAGCAATCGGCTTTGGTCTCATTGAGGATGGTATTGAAGAGGGGAAGAAGGTTAATACAGCTTCGGCAATGATGCTCTACGAGCAAGGAATACATGAGCTGCAGGCTTGGGTCGAAAGACGGCGAGTCCACAGACCTAGGTCTATTTGGAGGTATTGATGGCTCTAGCGAGAGTGCTGCAAAGCCCGAGAGGGCTAGACAATCGGCATGACCCTGTTACGCTCTGTCGAGAGGGCGTTTGTTATCTGGCAGCAGCTTACAACGTAGATGTCGAGAGACGGATATGCAGGCGGCCAGGCCGCAAGAAGGTCGTAGACCTTCCAGGGCATAGCCCGTATCCTTATTTTGGTGGATGTCTGTTTGTTTCCAATGGAAGGTTGATGTTGTTGTCGCCAGACTACAGCTATGCTGTTCTGCGGACAGGGTTGCACGATAGTGCCATGAGCTATGCAACTGTGTTTAACAGAGTGTATTACAGCAACGGCTATGAGAACGGCTACGTTGAAAACGCTGAAAGCCACCCTTGGGAGGTAGGCGAGTATGTCGGGCCAGACACGACGAGAGTCTTTAGCGACCCTCCGATAGGGCACATCTTGTGCTTGTGGAATGGGAGGATGTTCGTAGCCGAGGGCTCGACACTCTGGTATAGCGAGCCGTTTGCATATCACGCTTACGACCTCGGTCGTAACTTTGTCCCTTTTTCTAGCAGGATACGGATGGTTATTGGCGTTGCTGATGGAATGTTCGTCAGCGATGAACATGCGACATATGCCCTGGTGGGCAGCAGTCCTGAGGATTGGTTTGTCAGGAAGGTAGCAGACTATCCTGCTGTGGAGGGTACAGCTCTTCATGTGGAGAGCAGTCGCATAGGCGACGGGAGTCTGCCACCTGGCATGTATGCTATATGGATGAGTGCCAGAGGCATTTGCCTTGGAGGTCTTAACGGCTATTTTAGAAACTTGACGGAGGAGCATGTCAAGTGCCCTGCAGGCACTCGAGGGACTGCCCTTATCAGGGACGGAAGATTAACAATTGTGTGGTAGGAGGAAGTTATGCTGAAACTAAGCACGGGATTGAAAAATAGTTTGCTCGGAAATGCCACTCTGAAAGGAACTTCATTGGCCTATCACGATGGTGGAGCTGGGAATGACTACATCACAGACAGCGAGAATAGATTCTTGGATGCGGGCTTCAAAGTTGGTGATAAAATCACAACTACTGGGTCTACGACTGGTGGCAACGACATGACGGATGTAGAAATACTGGCTGTTTCTGCAGGCAAACTGGAGTTTGCCACAGGCACTGTGGCAGCGGAGGAGGCTTTCAATGAGAACACGGTCTTGAAAAGCGATAACGGAGGCTCTCTCGAAGAGCTTTTCAAGGACGCTGTCCTTGAGATATATAGCGGAAGTCAGCCAGCCGATGCAGATAGTGGTGAAACAGGCACAAAACTTGTGAGAATCACGCTGAATAGCGGAGCTTTCACACCTGGCTCGCCAGACAATGGCCTCGAGTTTGAGGCTCCGATAAATGGAGTGATAGGGAAGAAGAGCGGTGATGTCTGGAGTGGTGTTGGCTTGGCTGATGGGACAGCTGGATGGTTTCGCCTGTATGACAACAAGTATCACACAGGTGATAACAAGGCCGCTGTCAGACTAGACGGAGCCTGTGGTGTTGGAAGTGGGCAGCTGAAGCTGTCTAGCCTGACTATAAAGGAAGGTGTAACGATAACGATAGACAGTTTTGATATTGACATCAGAGGGGCTTCGTAATGGGTGTCTGGTGTAATGATGCTATGCTTGACACAGCATTGAGCTGGCTCAAGAATGGGGCTGACAAGCTATGCTTGTGCAGTCAGCAACCTACTTCTTATGCGGAAGCGACGTCCACATATTGTCTCGGCTCAATAGCCATTGGCTCTGCCAATTTTGGAGAAGTTGAAGATGGGCTTGTCTCAGGGAGAAGAGTGTTGGTAAGTGTGACTGACGTAGTTCCTATAGATACCGCAGGCGCATACAACCATGTTGCTCTTGTGAGTGACATCTCGCAGGAGCTGATGTATGTTGTCCCTTGCCCTGAAAGGGACGTTGCTCAGGGAAGCGAGGTTGTGCTTGGCCAGTTCTACATAGAGCTGCGAGACCCAATTTCGGTGTAGGAGGTATGTTATGAAGATTGCCGCAACTGTGCATGCCTTCTGGGAGTGGGAGCTTTGGAGAAACAATGTTCTGCTTGACCAGTGGGCATACTGCAATAAGATTGTAGAGCAGGGGCTAAATGCCTGGCTTGATATAATGTTTCACGGTGCTACACAGGTGGGGACCTGGTATATTCTCATCTTCGAGAATGACTATACACCCACTTCGAGTGATACATATCAAAGTCCTGGTTTCACAGAATGCACTGCGTATGACGAGGCCACGAGGCCAGCTTTCAATGAGGGTGCTGCCAGCAATGGAACGATAAACAATTATAACAATCCTGCGGTGTTCAGCATCAACGCAACGAAGACAATATATGGTGCAGCCCTTGTGAGTGATAGCACGAAAGGTGATAGTGGTGCTGGGCCATATATGTTCTCAGCGGCGAACTATGGTGAGGGCAAACCCGTTGAGAACGGTGATACCTTGAAGGTGAAGCTTGCCATTACGGTGACAAGCACCACATAGTGGAGGTGACATTTGGGAGCAGTTGCTTGGAATCCTGCTGACAAGTCGCACTGTATAGACCTTTACGATAACGACTTAAGGGCCAAGAGGAATACTGAGGAGGGCACTGGCTACAGGAGTGTCCGTGCCAACGTTCACTTCTCCTCTGGGAAGTGGTATTGGGAGATTGAGGTAACGGATGTATGGAATTACATCTGTTTTGGTATAGCAGAGGCTGACTGTGACCTTGAGGTGATGCTTGGCACAGAGGAGACCAAGGAGAGTTACGGCTGGACAAATCAGCTTACTGCAAAGTGGTATCACAACACTCAGGAGAGCTGGGGCTCAGGCATCACTGATGGCGATATTGTTATGGTCGCTCTTGACCTCGATAGCGGTAGGATATGGTGGGGCCTGAATGGAACATGGTTCGAAAGTGGGGACCCTTCTACTGGTGCAAACCCAGCGTTTGTTGATGTTATAGGGGATTTTTACCCTGCAGTCAGCCTATTCTGGTATGATGAGGTAACGGCTGTCTTTAAGACAAGCGACTTCCACTACACACCTCCAACAGGCTTTCAGTCTGTGACGTCCACAGGGACAATATACACCGTTGACCTTGCAGAAGGTGGCAGCGTAAGTGATGAGTATTCTGTCTCGAAGGGCTATACTAAGACTGTCGAGGAAGAGGCTGCTGTATCCGACGAGTATAAAGTCCCTGCACCTGCCTACATGACCTTCGCTGAAGCAGCGACCGTTGCGGAACGCTACGATGTTCCGAGTCCTGTATATACAGAAGTCACCGAAGTATCTTCAGTGGAGGATGCTTATACGACTTCCAGTCTGACAGCAACTGTGGTCGAGGAGGCTGCTGGTGCTGATGCATACGCTACGAACTTGCGGTTCACCACAGGTGAGGACCAGAGTCTTGTCGAAGACCACTGGGAGTTCATTATTGAGCGGAAGGCTTCGCCTGTCAGCAGCTATATCGGACATGTTGCTAGCTCTCCGACTACTGATGTCACAAAGGCTCCGATTACTGGGGACGCTACTGTAGATATTACTGCTGGTGTGGCAGGGCTTGGCGGAGCTGTCCTGTCGGAAGGCATTGAGGTTTCTTGCAAGGCAAGTGCTTCGCAGGTCGTTGTGGGACAAGGTGTTGCATCTGCAGCACTTGGTGTAGAAGCTCTGGGTGCTGGGTTTGCAGAGGCGACCACGGAAGTGAATGTGGATGTCACTGGTTGTGTTAGCACGCTCGGCGGTGCTATCGCAGAGCTACTGTTAAGTATGAGTGGTGAGGCCCATGCGGAAGTTAGGGGTCAAGGTGATGCAAGCATTGCTTCTCATGTCAGTGCTGCTGGTCACAGTGATACTGCTGCTGAAGGTCAGGTTGATGTAATTGTTGGGCTGAAAGCTACAGGAGTGATTGGCAAACTTGCTCGTGGCAAATGCACCTTACAGCTTGCTGTGGAGGGAAGCGGAGCTCCAGTGCCGACAGGCGAGGCCGAAGCCGAAATCAGCCTTGGGCTGCGGGCAACTGCAAGGGCAAATATTGGAATATGTGTGCTGAGGTATACAAGATAAAATGTCAAATTTTAACATTTCTTTAGATGTTGAGGCTGAGGGCCATGTGGAATGCTGGGACAGGCTATGCCTGTCAATGAGCCTGCGGCGATTAGCTGTTAGTCAATACGGCAACTACAATTTTGATGGCCTTGTGGAAATGAACGGAGTTTATCTTGCCTTCAGCAAGGATGGCATATATGCCCTTGAGGGTGATGATGACGACGGGCAACCTATACAGGCTCTGCTTGAGTTCATGACAGATATGGGGTCTGAAAGACAGAAAAGGTTGCGAAGCTGTTATCTTGGCTGTGAAGCTGATGGCAGCCTGCGGTTGGTCTTGCAGAATGACGAGGGAAATGTGCGGGAGTATGTGCTTGCGTGCAAGCCTACACAGCACTCCGTCAGGACAGCTGTGGGCAGGAGTGGCCGAGGGCGATACTGGACGTTTACAATTGAGAACGTGGATGGCTGCTATTTCTGTGTTGACACAGTTGATGCTGTGGTGACTGTAATGCGGAGGAAACCGTGAAACAGCTGCCGAGAATTGTGCTGAAAGGTGATAGGCAAGCTGCGGAAGAGATGATAAGGGAAGGTGTGAGGCAGTTTGACATTTTGCTTCAGCAAATGAAATTCGCTGGTTTGGAGCAAGATGTTCGTCGGGTGCGATACCTCGATGGGAGTGAGATTGTGTGCAAGAGTGTGTTTGGCGACAACACACTGGAGATATATGTCCCTCCTGAGGTGACAGAGAAAAAAGTGGAGTTTCCTCTGAGAGGAAAGTTCATAGTATTCTACAATGAGGACAACATCCTTATGGATGTTAGTGACGGGATAAAGATGACCAAGATAGGCTCTGTTGAGAGACCACCCATTGGCTGGCTCAACACGAGCATTGCTCTGGAAGACAGGGTTGTGGATGTTTGTTACTTGCAGGGGCAGTCCAATGACCCTTTCTACTACCGAGGTCTTTCAGAGTGGAGCAGGGAGAGCCTCTCTGTTAGGTCTGGTAATAAAGTTTGTTTACAGATGGACATTGGCTATTCTGTTACTGCTCTAAGTCCTCAAAGTGTCCCCTGGTCATACGCAGTCAGACACTCGAGAGAGTGGAACACTGTATGCGTTGCACAGATGTCAGGTGTGCAGATGGGTGCTAAGTGGACTTACGTCATTCGTGCAAGCAAATATGTGTGGGATGAAGATGAGTATAAGCTAGTTGACAACATCGAGAAGTATCTGCAGTGCGACGAGAAGAAGTATCCTTCAGATGCCTATCCGACGCATCTTTTGTATGTAGACGATGAGTGGAGGGTGTTTTACAGTGTGGGCTGGTATGTTGTCAGCAAGCAACAGCACGTGTTCGAGAAGAGACGGCTGGATATTCACAGCGGGAAGGATGTGCTTGTTGCGACACACGGAAGTGAACACACATCGGCTGATGTGCATAGGCACTGGCTAACAACTGAGGGAGCTGTGTCTGTAGAGAAGAATGTGATAGAGAAGTGTGAGGAGAGCGTAGAGGACCCCTGGTCTGTTACAGAGGTAGAGGGCGATTTTCTGGACCTGGACTCGAGGAGTCGTGTGGCTCGTCCTGAGTGCAATACGCAGCACTTCAACGGAGCTGAATACAGCCTCGAGTGGGAAATTGATGACTGCACTCTTGGCGGTTTCAGGATGGTGGAGGATATTGACTACCAGCACCTATGGCAGTGGTGTCTTCAGTGTCTGAACCCCGAAGAATACATCCCGTGGAAGCGGATGTATAGGTTGTGGTTTACAGGACATTATACGTTTGACTGCAATTGCAGGCTTGAGTGGCCAGACGGAACGGGCTTGGTTGAGCTTCCTTGCCCGACGCCTTGCTGGCAAGCCTATGTTAATCGCAGACATTACACTGAGTGCTCCGAGGATGTAGAGTGGGAGTGGACTGGCAAGCTCGAGGACATTGACGGCTTCAGCTTTTCTGTGCAGGGCATTCCACAAAGGGGAGGTGCTGTGACACACCTTCGTCCAGTGCAGATACCTTATAGACGGTTGGCCTTGCTCGCTGGGGTGAAAAAGCCTTTTTCCAGACCAAAGGCGTTCTTTGCCAAGAGCAAGGATATTGTCAAGGTGCTTGTCCATGAAGAAGACATAAGTGTTCTGGTGAATGGCAAAGACGCAACTGGCGAGTTTATTGCGGAGCTTGAGAGAGTCATTGAGAAGCAGTTTGACCTCTCGTCCCTCTTAGGGGTGTTTGCATATGTAGGAGGAAAGAATGAGCAAGGATTACCTAGCTGAGATAACGTCACTGGTGGAGAGTAAGTTCAGGAACGCAGAGGACTATGCAGATGCCACGTGGCAGTCCGCCGTCAATTACCTGAGTGACCTCTCCAGCATTGTGGCAGACTTTGATTTCAATCCTGTTGACCTAGACTTCTCGATAGAGCCTATCAGTGTAGGGTCATACGACCCTGCAAGGCCAACCAGGCCAGACTTGGATGTGCGATTGCCAGATGCACCGAGTGCGGTGTCTCTGGACAAAGTCTCGGTAGAGGACGTTGATGTTCCAGACATCGACTTCGTTGCTCCAGACATTAGTCTGCCAGAGACACCGCAGGTGTCTTGGCCTCAGGAGCCTGGCGAACCACCTGCAGTAGAGGACGTGGACGTCCCGTCGAAGCCTGACTATGAACTGCCAGACGTGCCATCACTTGATGAAATCGTGCTGCCCGACGCACCAGAGGTGGATGTTCCGCAGATGGATGTTGACCTTCCATCTATTAACATAGAGACACCAAGTCTAATCTTTGACTATAGTGAAGCTATGCATAGCAGTGACCTCAGTGACGCCCTGGCATCGAAGCTGTTAAGTGGTGTCAGAGACGGAGCGACTGGATTGCCTGCCGATGTTGAAAACGCTATCTGGCAACGAGCACGAGACCGCAACGCTCTGCGGAACGAGCAGATGTATCGAGAAGCCGAGAATTATTTTGCCTCTCGTGGTCACACGCTCCCGCCAGGAGCCCTAGCAGGACGCCTTGCACAGGTGCAGCAAGAAATTGCAAGAAGCGAGCAACAGCTCAACTACGAGATTAGCATTGAGCAAGCCAGACTTGCACAGCGGAACACACAGTTTATGATAACTGCTGCGTTGCAGTATGAGCAGCAAATAATGCAGTATGAAGATGGCATGGCCCGAAGGTCGCTGCAGGCAGCACAGTATGTGCAGCAAGCTTCGCTTGACTTGTTCAGAGCGGAGATTGCGAAGCACCAGCTATTGCTGGAGCGGTATCGCTCGGCGGCAGCTGTGTATGAGTCCAAGATTCGTGCAGGACTTGCTCTGCTGGAACAGTATAGACTTCGCCTGACAGCGTCACAACTGCAAGCTGATATACAAAGGACGCAAGTCGAGCTATACAGAACACAAGTTGGTGCAGTGGAAACACTGATGAGGCTGTATGCTACAGAGATGGATGCAGCAAGGCTGCAACTGGAAGTTAGTCGCATGAGGCTGTTTGCCTTCGGCGAGAAGGTGCGTGTTTACACATCTACGATTGCTGCTAACACCGCAAGATATAATGCCTATCAGGCTGCCATTGCAGGTGAAGCCACAAAGGTGCAAATGTATGGTGAGCAGGTCAGAGCGTATCTCGGGAAGGTGGAAGCAGCTCGGGCGAAGAGCTCTATCAAGATAGCTGAAGCATCTGCAAAGTTGAATGCAAATCGGCTGAGGATAGAGAAGTATAGGGCTGACATCGACCAATATAGGGCGAGGATTGCAAGCTTGCTTGGTGAGGTGGAGACAAAGGCAAGAGCCTATGGCTACGATGTCAGCATGTATGCTGCCGATGTTGGCCTTGCCAGGACGAAGATAGATGGTGACATAGCAAGCTATACGGCTCGAACCAGACATATTGATGCCACTGTGCGACAAGCACTTGCACAGGCGGAAATAAATCTCAATGCTGCACTGCGGTTGCATGAAGTGCAGGCAAATGCAGTGAAGGCTGGTGCTACAGTGACAGCACAGATGGCTGCGTCTGCATTGTCATCTGTGGCTGCAGGAGCAAATATGAGTTACAGAGGTGGATATAGTGTCAGCCAAGCAACAGACATTGGCTACTATTATCACTACTATCCGTAGGAGGGTGAAATGATATTACCGTTTCCTTATCCAATAAGGAAGGAGGAGAAGAGAGTGGCTCGGGCTCCAGTGGGTCACCCATACTTTGGGCATTTCATGCCTGAGGAGGACCTCCTGAAATGGTACGAGCAGAGGGAGGCTGCAAAAGAGGTTGCAGCACTGCAAGACCTTATAGAGCAGGCTGCCACTCGGAGGGCTGCTCTGGAGGGCGAATATGGGTTGCGAACGCAGAAGCTAGCTGGAGAGCAAGCTGTGAAGGTTGCTGACATTGGCAGGATGGGCACTGTCGAAGCAGCACGTGTGGGAGCAAGAGCTACAGCTGAAGCTGCAAGGCAATCTGCCTTGGGGCAGATAGGAGCTGAGAGAGCCCGTGGCCAATGGCAGCGGGAGCTCATGCAGAGGCTCCTGGCGGAGGAGCAACCTTCCGAGACGAAACGCTCTCCTCGGGAGCGAATACAGAAGATAGTTGACAAATATCGCCAGATGGAGGGTGTCAACGAGTGGTTTCCGCCAACCTGTCCTGCGGGGACAGTGTGGGACGAAGAGTATGGGATGTGCGTCCCTGAAGGAGGTTTGCCATGAGCAAACAAATACGGAAGATGTATCGGGCGGCTGGACTGACACCGCCCAAAGGGAAAGGCATTCACACTGTTATGGCACACAGGTGTGTCATAGAATATCTGAAAAAGGGACTTTCTAAGAGCGAGGCGTGGAAACGCTGTGTTGGTGCTCTCGGCAAGAAGGCCATTAGGCCTTCTCATAGAAGAACAGTGTAAAAGTCAATTTTTGACATTTCTTGGAGGTGAAAATGGCTGTTGCACGACCAAGGAAGAAGAAGTGGATACCGAAAGACCTTAAGGAGGGTGCTTTCACAAGATGGTGCAAAGCACAGGGCTATGGTGGCGTGACGGAAGCGTGCATTGTGAAGGGCCTTGCAGCTGGAGGCACAGTCGCTAAGCAGGCCAATCTGGCCAGGACATTCCGTCGGATAGCCAAGAAGAGAAAGAAAGGGAGGGCATAGATGCCTGTTATAGCAAGACCGAGACCACAGGGATGGTATGGCCGAGTAGCGAATTTCTTTGGCTTTGCAGAACCGTTCACACCTGTGCCCTTGATGACACACAGGCAGTTTGCAAGGGCGATACTGCCGTTGTTCAGTGAGGAGCTGGCTGAGCAGAGTGCAAGGATACCACCCGACCTGATGGCTCTCGTCAAGCGGATACCCAAGAGTGTGGTGCGGAGCATAAAGAGAGTGCAGCTCATGCCTCAGTCAAGAGCAAAATTTGGGATAAGAGCAGAAACGGTACCAAGCTGGTATATCAGGACCCTGCCCAAAAGCAAGCAGAGATTTCTTTTAGGCAGGGCAAGGTTTGTAAGGAGAGTTCCATTTATTAGGCTCTTCAGGGGTGGAGTGGCACGTGGAGCGGCAGCAGCAGATGTGAAGACCCCATTTCACGAAGCAGGACATGAGCTAGAGTCTTTTCTATTCCGTGATAAAGGATTAGGGCGACTCTTGTGGTCTCTCTTCAAAGAGGACCCTGATGCAGTCTTGAGGTTTCAAAGGGCCACCAATGTTTATATGCGTAATCCTCACGAGGTGCTTGCGGAGACCGCTGCAAGACGAATCTTCAAGAAGGTTGATTGGCCGAGATGGGGAGAGGCCTACGATGTTGCTCCTGAATGGGCAAAGTGGGCCGTTGAAGAGGCCATCAAGAGAGCTGGAGGAGTGCCATGATAGATGTAGTATCGCTGATATTGGCTAAGAGGCGTGGTGAGCTGAGTAGGGAAGAACGTATCAGAAGACTGCGAGAGAGTATCTTGCTGACCCAACCAAGGCCCAGAAGCTCATTGCAGCTATAATGACGCAACACGTTCCTCCTGAGCGGAAAATACGGAAGAGGAAGTATCCTACAGTGCTGGAGGCTGTGGAAGCTGCCATTCCACGAAGCGACCCCCGGCGAGGAATGGGGCGAGCTATCTGGGAGACATACAATAAGATGATGGTCAATCCAGAATTTAGGGACTACTCACCACCTGAGCTAATTGCTGCAGCTCACGAAGTGGAGCTCGGCAAGCGGCGAGAAGCCGTGCATGAACACGCATGGGAGCAGAAACGAGGGACTTTCAGGAACTGGCCTGTCATTGGAGCAGAGCCTGTGGCTCCGCTGCCTGACCAAGAGGCATGGGAGCAACAGCGGGCCGAACGGCCACGCACGCCTGCTGAAGTCAGCGCTGCAATTGGCGGAGGCTTTAGCCTTGCTGGCCAGCTGTTCCGTAGATGGCTTGCCAAGCGTGCAGTGGCTGCTGGTGCTGCAGCCGTTGTCCCAGAGATTAGCGTCCCAGCTACGCTGATAGCTGCAGGGATGGCTATTCCAGAGTTCTACGTCTGGGACAAGCTGGAAGAAGCTATTCGCTCTACAGAGTGGGCAAAGAAGCATCCTCATCAAGCAACTGCAGCTACATTGGCACTTGGAACAGGCCTCCTCGTCTTCGGTCCGAGGATAGGCAAGCAGGCTGCCAGAGGCCTATTTGGCAGGCTTGAAAAGGCCACTCGTGTAGCCGATGAGGCAGCTGAGAAGGTGGCTGTCAGTCCTACAGTTGAAAATCTGCTCAAGCATGACAGGGCAAAGAAGAAGCTCTTTGAAGAAGGCGAGCTCGCTGCTCGTGTTCTCGGACCACCAAAGGTGCGAGCTCCGCTGTTAGACATGCTAGCTGAAGCCATGGAGGCTAGACGGCCGAAGCTCCCTGTTCCAGTAGAGCCGCCCAAAGGGCCATCAGGTCCTGTGCTGATATCGCCTTACGGCGTCAGCAAGACAGGACGTCAATTCGCTAAGTATGCTTTTGCGGGTCCTGGTGAAGAACCAAGACGCTACACGTTCAAGAACATCACAAACGTGGAAGAAGTCTTCAAGAAGATTGCCCAGGGCAAGAGCAAAGAAGAGGCCTTGCAGGAAGTCGGCAAAGCCGAGGCTCTGCTAAAGAAGCAGGCCGAACGGCCCCGCATCTCGAAGGAGGTGCGTTACGAGCTCAAGAGGATGGGCTACACATCACAAGATATAAAGCAGATGACACCCGAGGGTGTGCGGGTTATCACACGCTTAGTGGAGGCAAAGAAGAAGGGTGAAGACATGGGCAAGGTCATGAAGGAGCTCGCTGATGTAGTCGGTGTGGAGAAGCCCAAGATTGAGCCGCCACCTGGTGCAAGCACCAAAGAACTCTATGAGTGGGCAAAAGGCCTGTCGCCACAAGAACGGTATGACCTCGTAGAGCGGGGCAAGCTGCCCCACAGCGTGGTGAAGAAGATAGCTGCGGAAGAGAAAGCAAAAGCGAAGCTGCCAGAGACAGAGCCTTCGCTGGAGCGTGAACCTACACCTGAAGAGCTCAAAGAGAGCGAAGAGTTCCTCCAGTCCCTTGGAAACATAGACGGAACAGTCCCTGGACCTGACGGCAAGCTGAAGCCCGCCAAAGCTGCGGAGCATGCTCGAAAGCTCAAAGGTGCAGACAAGCTGCTGCTTGGGATTGTTGCAGCATCTACGTTAGTGCCACTGGCCGAGGTGCTTGGTCCGACAGAAGCTGAGGCTGCTGGGCCAGAAACTATGGTGACCGAGCTTGCTGCAGCAGTTCTCAAGGGAGCTCGCCGAGAAGGTCCGAAGACCTTACAAAAGATGCTGAAAGCATTGCGTGAAGCGCATATTATACCGCCTCCGCAGACAGACCCTTTCACACTGCCAGAGCCGATGCGAGCAATCAGGCTTGTGCCATCGCTAGACCTGATTCAGAAGAAGGCAAACATGCCTTTGCAGGGATTGGCAACACCGCACAGCTATTTCTGGTATTACTTCGGCGTGAAAGAGGGCCAGGAACTGATGGCAAACCCTGCGGTTCAGTGGGCAAGTGCTCAGACGGCAGCAATATACAACACAACTGTCGGTCAGAAGACGTTGCTTCGCATCCTGAATGAAATTCCTGGATACAAGAGCTCGGCTAATGAGCTCATTGAGGCGATGAGGCCACTGATGCAGAAATACTACGAGCCGATGCAAATCCGAGGCTACCATGCGTATATGGCTGACAAGCTGAAGAAAGCCATTGACAAGGAGTGGGCAAGAGCTACCAAACGGAAGCTTGTCGGCGAAGAGAAAGAGAAGGCTCTTAGCATAATAGAAGCCCTCGAAGAGCAGTATAGAGCTCACACTAGGGAGCTGGAGAAAACCGCTCACATCGTAGATGAATACCATGAGGCTTGGCGACGTATCGTCCAGCCAATGTCACTGCAGCCCCAACACATTGGACTGCGGGTGTTCCTTGCAGCTGAAGACACAGCGGATTTCATTCACTATCCTTGGTTGAAGGGACGGTTGAGCTTCGACGAGCAGGTTGCGGTTGCGAGACTGAAAGCCATGATGGAGCACTATGGGGCCAGATTGCTGGAAGCGGGAGAGGAGATTATCACACATCGGCCTTACATGCATCATGCTCCGCATCCAGACGCTAACTTTGAGCGAGTAGAGGAAGCTATTAAGCGTTTTGGCAGAGGTGTTGTGCCGACACCGCCGCTGGCGAAGGTGTTCAGCCGTAAGGCAGGCTTTCTGCCGATGGTTCCAGATGCTGAGTATTGCACTACTCGGTATATACAGGACATCAACCTGCGGCTGGAAGCAATGAATTTCTGGCGGAAGGGCAAGCCTGACGGATGGTGGGCTTTCCAGCAGGCCATAGAAGCCAATCCTGGGATAGCCCCAGAAGGATTGGTGCGAGCATTTCGAGCATTTGCTCGTGGTTTCAAGCCCGTTGAATCAACACCCTTGAACAACTTGTCCAACAAGTTGTATGCTTTCGAGGTGGCAAGGCTGCTCTGGATGAGTCCGTCGGTTGCACTGAAGCACCTTTTCAAAGTGCTTGCAGGCTACAGGACCTTTGGTCTCGAAGCTGTGAAGGCTACACCGAAGGCGTTGGTGTCAACTGTGAAGATTGCTATTAAGCGTCAAGGTGGCGAAGCCTGGCTGAAGAAAATGGGCTGGTCGCTAGATGTAATGGACGAAGCAGTTGAGGCTCTCACTGAGACAGGCAAACTGTATCGCATGATAGCGGAGATATCTCCGTTCATGGCGACTGAAAGTCAGGCAGCAAAGCTGTTACGCAGATTTAACGAGATGGGCTCGCTGCCTGTGTCTGCAGTAGAACGCTTCGACAGGGCACTTAGCGTTGTGACAGCTTTGCGAATGGCTGCAAAGAAAGGAATGACACCGTGGCAGGCCACCTATGGTGTCTTTGACACCATTCTGAAAGCTAACTTCTTGGCTGGGCCACTGAACCCTGCATGGCTGCGAGACCCGAAAATCAGGCTGGTTATGGCGTTCCAAGGAACGCCATACAAGATAATGGAACAACGGGCCATGCTGTATAGCAGGGCTGGCGGAGCTTTGCTCGAGGTTGTGAAACAGCTTGCAAAGGACATACGTGAGGGCGAGATGCGGTTCAAGTGGGCCATGATAAAAGACGCTCTTTCGAGAGAGCGGGATATCTTTGGGACACCTGTGCTAAAGCAAGCTTTGACGGAGATGCTCCTTGTGGGGACAGCAATAGAGATTGGAAAGCAGGCTTGGGATGTTGAGCTTGCTCATCATTTCTTGCACCCGCCCTTTGTAAGGGTGCACAGACGTGAAGTCGCAATTGGTGCTAGTCCGCTGGTGGGAGCCACTGTCAGAGCCTTGATGGCTCCTGAAGAGATAAAGGAAGAAGAATTCATCGTTTCACGCTTCTTCAACGAGTGGTTTGGGAGGGCGAACAGAGGCTTGCCTCTCCCAGCCACTTTTGTGAAGCTTGCTCGACTGAGCAAGGATGACATCCCCGAGATATATCGTGACAGGCGGCTGGCATATCTATTCAGTGTCCCCACTCTCGAGTAGAGATAGCACCACAGGGTGAAAGGGAATTCCATCTTTCGTGAGCTCTTGGTATTTGACCAAGAGCTTCTTCCCTTTCAGCTCATCACGCCGCTTCCAGTAGTGGTCTCTTTGCACTTCCGTTAGGCCAGAGCCGACACTGAAGATGCCACCGTCACCTTTGCATATGAAAGCACCAAGAGTGCCCTTTGGGATGCCATCTATGGTCTTTTCCTCTTTAACACCAATTATCTCGTAGGTGTCGGTCTTTGACGGCTTCAGCTTCATAATATTTGTGCTCCGCTTCTCCTCGTAGAAGGCGTCTCTGTTTCTCACGATGATGCCCTCGTAGCCATCAGCGAGAAACATGTCGAGTAGCTCATGTATCTCCACAAGGGAATATGCTTGGAAAGTAGGGACTATCCACACACTGGGTGTGGCGAGATTGACTAGCAAAGCTAGCGTTGCAATACGCTGCTTCTGTGCTGTCCAAATGACCTTGATGTCGAAGATGCTATACACTATCTGCGTGTAGTCGGGATGCAAATCCTTCTGCCGTGAAACGATACTCCGAATGTCCTGGAGTTTCTTACCAGGCACCCAGAGCTCACCGTCGAAGACGCCCTCGTATTTCCAAGAGGCAAGCTCCTCGTTGATGTGTGGGACACTAACAATCCTGTTGCCTTGGCTCGACAGCAGTGTAACCTTGTTGTTCTCACAAATTGCGAGACAGCGATTGCCGTTTATCTTTGGCTGGCAAAGCCACGGCTTTGGCCACTTGAAAAGCCTGCGTTCCTCGAAGGGGGTGGCCAACATTATTCCTTTTCTTCCCATATGCCTTCCTCCCTATTATATTTATATCCTATCTTGCGTAAGCACACGCAGAGTGCATTCGCACTTACTCCGCATTCCATACTGAAAGACCTCATTGACCTAAAGATGCGAAGCACACGCTCGACACCGCCATACTCGGCAAAAGCCTCGGAAGCGAAGCCATGCGGAGCGTTGCTCCGTCGCTTGTCTTTCAGTTCAATACCGAGCTTCCGCAGGTTTGTCCTGATGCAGCCTGCTGAGAAGCCCCAATACCTGACCATCCCAGCTACACCAATCGTCTTGTATTGGTGCTCCAAGATAGCCTTCATGTTCTCGCCCAGGGTATTTACCACCACTTGCAGAAAAGTGTCTTCTGCCATTTGTTACCCCCTACTAGGAAGGTCAGCATCAGCAATGCTAATGCAATTAGCAAAGCTATAATGTCAAATTTTGACATTTCTCCCACCTCCCAGTGTTTCTGTTGTAGTGATAACCTTTCTTGCGAAGATACTGCCCGAGAGTGGTGCTGTGCACCTTGCAGACCGAGCTAAATCTCCCTACGGTCTGGAACCTGCGAAGCACATTTTCAATACCACCGTATCTGGCGAAGGCTTCACAAGCGAGGCCGTGCGGAGCGTTGTTGTAGAGCCTCGACTTCGTCCTGATGCCAAGCTTTTGTAGCCCTTTGCGAATAGCGAACAGCGTAAACCCCCAGTGCTTCTGCATCCAAGTCGAACCCCGCTCCCAGTATTGCTTCCGTAACTCCCTCCTTGCGAGCTCCCTGTCGCAGCCGTAAGTCATCATGACATTCCAGAGGAACGACCCTCTGGACTGTTCAGCCACCGCCGACGCAATAGCTGCCTTCAGTTTCTCGTATAGAGGTCCTCCAAGCGAGTCCACAAGAGCAAACAGCTCTTGTGCTTCCCTGGTGGAGAGCCACGCCACAAGTTTATACCCTCGTCTGTCTCTTGGCATATCTGACCTCCATGATTACCAGATATATTCTCTTGCTATGTTGACCAAAGCAAGAAACACATCATCCTTCACCCGCTCCTTTGGGTCTAGCTCCTCGTAAGGAGCAAGGTCTGGATGCGTTTTCCTCTCTGGGTCGTACTCCTTGCCGAATATCCATCCCATCTCCATATACTTCCTCATCCAAGAGTCATGAGCAGTCTTGGGGTCAGGGAACTTCCTCCGTCCTGTGATGAGGTCGTTGACTAACTTTATGAACTGCAACTTAAACTCCTCTTCACGCTCTCCCCACGGTCTTGGGACCACGGGGCAACCCAGCAGCTTTGCATGCAGCCTTGCTGCCTCATAGACAAAGATTGCCCTGCGAACTGCATTACTCGCTTGCGTGTCTGCCTTCATACTGCCCTCCTCTCCTCAAGATTTCCTTGTATCCTCGCTTCAGTTGCTGATAGGCTTGTCGCCTGACATCTGCAATTAGCTGCCCACCAACAAGTTGGTAAGACCTGAAGCGAGGACTATACGTCCTGCCATATATCTCTCGCCTCAGTTGCTTAGCAACTCTTCCGTTCATTTCTGTCCTCCGCACAGCTTCTCTTTCAGGGCTCTATAGGCGCTGTCGGATACTCCAATCTCTATACCGTCAATGATTATTGTGTGCTGGACAGGACGAGCACGCTTCCAGTGCACACAATCAAAGCCTGCACTCTCTCTAAACTCAGCTATGTCGGCCAGGTCTGCAGATATGTAGGGATAGTTTGCTCCGTCGATGTAACCTACATAGACTTTCCTCTCCCACCGCTCACCAAAATCGCTGAACTCAACAATCTCGCCATATTCGAAGGCGTAACCTTCGAACATTTCATCTATCCAGCAGTATTGCCCATTATCTTCTTCAATATGGTAATAGTCGCCCTCAATTTCTTTTATAGTGACAACCTGCCCACAGAACCTTTTGCCCGCAACAGGAAACAGGAACGGTGTTTCAGGAAAACTAATGCTATCACACACAAACTTATTTCCCCTTGACATCGCCTCCCATTGCCTGACCCTTACTTTGTCTCCTACTTTAAATTTCATCTCACCCTCCATAGACATACCAGATGTCGCCCGTTGGCTTCCCATCTGGCCCATTGTATACTCTCTTCACGAGACGCTGTCGCAGGACAGTGTCCATGACGTTATCAAACTTCTTGCTGTCAATGTCTCGCCAGACGAGACGCATAAGCTCCCGCTCTGTTATCCACTTTCGCTGTTTGACAATCTCCACCACAAGGTTGACATCTGCAGCTACCAAGCTGCGGCCTACGGCCTTGAAGACATTGTGCATCTGGGTTTCCACCTCTTCGAGGTCTTGAAGCGAAGCCTCGATGTGGGGCCAGTCTACGACAAGGTCATTCGACCTCGCTGCAGCGTGAACAATCGCAAGCTTCAACAGATAAAGAGGCTTCCGCTCATACCAGCCATCAAAGACTGGGTCTGGGCACAGCTGCGCTGTCCTGTCGTAGTCGTTATACCACTCAATCCAGCGTCGCTTGCATTCAGGCGAGAACGTATACGTTCCCGCTATGCGAGAGATGATGTAGAGGTCATTCTTGAGAGCCTTGCAGAGCTCTCGCTCTTCTTCATCCTCAATGGGGATTGGCACAGGCTTTGCCCGCCGTGTGGCCCAGACAAATATGATTCTCGACGTGAGTCCACTGCCGATGGCACTGCTTGGCAGCGAGGACGCAATACTCTCAGGCGTTGTCGCAGCAAGAACATTGAGGAACACAGACGGGACAACATTTGTCCCAGTGTGTTTCGTCCTGTATTTCCAGGGTATCTCCTGGGCATCAAACAGGTCCGTTAGCATAACAATCATCTTTGTGTTGTCGCCTTTCTGGCCGAGGAAGCTCTCAAACTCTTTCGACGTGACTGTGAGGCTGCTATGCTGGAAGCGTGAGCCATCAGGCATCTGCTCATCCACTGCACTGTTTTCCAAGTCCTGAATCAGTGCCTGCGGTGTGACCGCATCAGCACTCAAAATGACATCTGGTATCTCCGACAGGAATTTTATTCCGAAGGAAATAGCTTGGCTCTTCCGAGCTGCACCTGGTGGTGCAACCAGCACAACATACATATTAGGATACACGTTTATCCTGCCAAGCGAAAGCTTCACTTTCTTGCGAAGCACAGCCGCAATCACAGACATAGCTACCCACCTGTGAAAGATTGTGGCGCTCTCCGTGTTCTGCATGTATCGAAGGTATGCTTCAATCCAGTCATTTAACATTCTCCCCATCGCTACTGTCTCCAGTCAATGTCAAGCTCTTCCATATCGCCCCAGTACCTCCCGACCTTGAAATCCACATCAATTATCATCGTCTCGTTATTGACAGGGATTTCTCTTATCATATGCTCTCGCATCA